CGGGGAAGTATTTACCCCGCATGATCGCATTGATCTGGTTCTGGTTGGTAACACCAGTGGTGGAGTTCGTGGCGTTAACCGTGGTGTACTCGGTCTGTAGAATCTGCATGGCCGTGAACTCATTCTCAGGGGCAACGTGCAGGCTCTTGACCTTTGCGTTGATGAGAATACCACGGTCATCCATCATACGACGAACGAGGGTTACAGCATCTTGTAGGGCAGTTTCCGAAAGGTCGGGGTTGCCCGTGATGATGTTGGTCTGGTTGGTCCCCTGAACCGTGGGGTGGGAGGCCGAGAACAGAGGCACACCGTCACCACCAAGGCGCGAGGTCGAGAAGCCGAGGTTGAACACGTTGGCAGCCTTGGTTTCCTTGGCAGCCGACATAGAGCGACCAAGCTGTTTTGCCTGCATCATGGCTTTCGATTCGTACAGGTTGTCTTCCATCGCCTCTTCGGTGATCTGGAAACCAAGAGCAATGGTCTCCGCGTCCCAGCGGGCGGTGTAGGTTTCCTGTGCGTCATCGAACTCAACGGCAGAACCTTCAGGCTTGGTGACGGCAATACCGAAACCAGTCATCATGACCTGCTCTTCAAAAGCACGGACAGATTTCTCGGTGTCGAATAGAGCCTTGTGTTCGCCCGAGTTCTCCCCATATGAAACACCAATGATGGCGTTCAGACCGGGGACAAGCTGCTTGGCGATATTAGCGCGAGTAATAGTCATTGGTTAGTTACCTCAAATGTCCTTTCTATTAAGCCGCGCCACGGTCGTAAGCGTGCTTGGCAATGATGACCTGAACCTTGGTGAGTTCAACACCCCAAGTATTCTGGTTGTCACCCTGCGGCGTGGGAGCGACCGAGACACCCGAACCAACCTGATTGTCGTAGGTGGGGATGCCCGTGATGATGAACGCAGCGTTGGTCAGTGACGTGCCAGTGCCCAGAGACACAGCAGCGTTGGAGCGACCGTTGAAGCTGGAACCCGTGGTGTTGTCGCCAACCTGAGCAAACGCACCGATGGCCGTTGCCGAAATCGAGGACAGGGCTGCAACTACGAACTGCTGCTTGGGGTCGTCATAGACGAGGGCGATGTTACCGTTCCAAGTGACCGTGTTAAGACCGTCAATGAACCCGCCTTCAGTGGACGTGCCCGAAGGAATGAACAGTGAGCGGGTAATACGCTTCGTGGTGCCGTCGATCCACATACCACCACCGAACACACCTACAGGAGACGTGGTGTTGGTCGCGGGCTGAAGGAAGCCGTTGGAAACGCGGACAAGCTGACCCGTGTAGAAGGCAACAGGGGTGTTGTTCTTGACACGGTAGCGGTTAACCTGACCTGAATCGGCAGCGCCGAGGCGGCTAACGGGAGTGAGACCTTTCTTAAAAGTCATGTTCTTATGTTCTCTTCTTTCTCCAAAGAAAAAGGAGCAAAGACTAAGTTACTTTGCCTAAGGACTCCGCGACACGTTCTGTCTATCGACCGGAATCTTTAGGCTTTCTCTTGCCTTTGCCCCTGATTAAATCTGAGTTAGGGGTTATGTAGCTACTGTTACTTTATACTAAGACCGGGGTCTTGTTTATTGTCCTTCGACAATGTATTGCCCCTATAGTGTTACAAATACACGATAAATTCTAAATCGTGCTAGTCACCTTTGATTAATCGTCAATCTCCAAGGTCTGTTCCTTGGCAAAAGACACGGATTTCTGCTTGAATGTTGAGTTGATCTTGCCCCCGATCTTTTCACCGAAGGAGCGACGAAGGTCATTAATCTGACGCCACGATTCGTTTTCAATCCACTGCTTACGCTCTTCGACCACCTCAATAGGGGCCTTGAGAAGAATAGCATCGCCCATGACAACTGCGTCTTTGGTCCGGGGGTCATTACCACGGCCAAACATTTCGGAGACACCCGGAAGGTTGAGGCTCTTGAGCTCAGCGTGTGTGACCTGTTCGTAACCTTGTCGGGCACGCTTAGCCAACTGCTTAAGGTCCACACCGTTGGTCTTTGGGTCGATGTGGCGTGACCACTTCAGGACATACCCCATGTTTTCAAAGGCTTCCTCAACATCGTTTGGAATTGAAAGCTGAAGAGGTGATTCGTATGAGGCAAACCGGGACTTGGTTTCCTTGTGGGGTGACTGTGTGCTTGTGGGCTGCTTTACCATTTTTCTTTTGTTCCTTCTGTTACACTTCGATAGAAGCCCAGTTGGCAGCATTACCACCCGTGGATTTTTCCATCTTGATTTTATTTTTCATATAAACCTTGAGGTCCATACCGTAACGGGCAGCAGCCTCTTTGTCCGCCTTGGTAGCAACCACCTTAGTATTGCCGTTTGCGTCACGGTAAACTTTGGTTGTTTGTTCCTTAGGGGGCAGAGGTGAGCCACGCTTCTTCTGTGGAGGTTCGTTCTTCTGGGGACGGGCCGGGGCGTCTCCGCCCTTGACTTCGTAACCGTCAAGAACCTTGCTAAGACGATTGGCTAGGGCCGTGTAGAACTCAGCCGAGTTGGGGTCCATGCCTTTGTCAATCATCATCTGAGACTGGGCGACAACCGTCATGCGGACAGCCTCAGGGGCCGTAGCAATCCAAGCGTTACGTTGAACAAACTTCTGGGCCTCAGGCGGCATGATTGGGGCCGTAGTTGTCTGGGCTGGCTTGGCCGCAGGCTTCTTGGGTTCCTCCGCAACGTCCTCAAGGGCACTTTCAATGGCAAGTTCACGAAGTTGTTTCTTCTGGATTGCAAGGAGAAGGTCTGTCTCTGCGTCGTGATCCCCGTTCTCCTTGGCCTGACGGACCTGAGCCTTGAGGGTCTTTATTTCTCCGGCAAGAGAATCCCGCTGGCTTTCAAGACTTGTCTTGCGTAGGCTGTGCTGTGCGGTTTGCGCTTCCCCGAGTTGGCGGAGGAGTTCATCTCGCTCTCTTTGCGCTTCTGCCAGTGCGCGGCGTACCGTTTCTGACTCGTTGGACTTGTCTCCACCCACGTTTCGGTCAGACTTGGCGCGCTCGCGCCGGGGGGCAGTGTCACTTTCACCATCCTCGTCGTCCTCCTCGACCTCTACTTCGTCTTCGTCCTGTTGTTCATCTTCATCGTCTGCTTCATCTTCAGACTTGGCTTGAACTTTAGCGGTGGGTTCGTCCCACTCATCTTCGTCTTCGGCCCCTTCTTCGATCCCGGTGCCTTTGACACTTGGGCGGGTATCGCGCTTCGTGTTAGCGTCATTCCTGTTTGCTTCCCTCTTATTGGTAATCTGTAGTTCGTTAGTCAGTTCGTCTAGGTCTTCCAGACTGATTTCACTCCAAGCCATATTATGCTACCTCTTTACTCTTCAGAAAGTCCGCCTGAAACTGTTCATAGGCTGCAAGTTCATGTTCCCGATTAAAAATCGTCCGGCCTGCATAATTCATACGAAGATAGATGTTGTTCAGATACTCTTCAGAAAGATTTTCTTTTTCGTGCAGGTGGTATTCATGTGCAGTCACTGTGTGAAGATTACCCCCTTCAATCTCGACCGTCTCACCGTCTACAACCATTTGGAGAGATTCAATTGGCTTGGGATCAATACCTTCCCCCTCCCACTTCTTGTGAAAAGAAAGTTTTCCAGTCTGTGGGTTGAACACAGCCATAATGCTGAGAAGTTTACCACCGTTAAAAGCGTTAGTTCTAAAACGAATTTCCATAATTAACCCTTGTCAAATGTGACTGTTTGGTAGTTGTGGTCGATGTCAGCCGGATCATTGATCTTGCCGAGAAGAGATGTATCCTTCATCAAAACAAATCGAACACCCTTGTATTTGATTTTCTGACCCGAGTTACGGGGGTAGAGAACCCAATCGCCTTCCTTGGCCCACTGCTTCTCGAAATAACCGTAAGGAAACCGTGGCTCGTTAGGTTTCACGTTAGGGTCTTTGAAGGCCAAGTCACCAAGTTTGACTAGGACACCTACATTCTGAAGGTAGGTCCGGTCATGGTCCACAGAGTCAGGGATGTAAAGAGTTGAACCACCCTTGAGTTTAATACCCTTAGGGGGAACGTAGGGACGAATGAGAACATTGTCGGCAAAGACAGCAAAGTCTTTCAAGTCCGGGGTTGGAGTTGTCTCCATATCATCCCATTCCATCTTGTTATCGGGATCGAGGTCTTTAGCAAGGGGAAACGCCACTATATTTGTCACTCCTCTAGGTCAATATCATCGTCCAGATTGGATTTCTTAAGTTGTTCACCTAAGCCTATAAGGGTCTGGAACAGATAATTGACTTTGGCTTTCTGGATAGGCAAATGCTCATCGCCTGTATCCACCATTGCTACCAGTTCTGCGACGTACTCCTTAAGAAGACGTGTGAACACCCACCCATTCTGTTGATCGAAAGCAGAGAAAGGGAGTTCAGCAAGTTTCAGTTTGTCTTCAAGAGGTTGGGTTACGCCGCGTGGTAGCTTCATAGGTATGAGCCCTAGGTAGCACGTAGCCCTAGGTTATCCGCTACTTTTGTCTGCTTTACGCTTTTCGATGTCGAGTTTACGTTCGGCCAGAACAAAGTCCTTGAGTTGTGACAACTGGTCCACGTTGACTTTTGAATCGGCTTCCGCCGCACGGTTCTGTTCACGGCTTAGCCCGATAAATTTCTCAATCAAATCAAGCATTTGGTCAAACTTTTCAGACTTGGCTTCACGTTCCTCACGGGCTGCCTTGACTCTCGCCTCAAGAAGCACAGCGTCTGCCACCTTGTTCTCAGGACTGTCCTGCGTCTTGAGAGCCTGAGACATCTTGGAGAGTTCCTGAGCCGCTTGGGCCTGAAGCATCTCGTAGGACTGGTTGTCCGTGGCTGCACCCGTGACCATGGCCCCGATGCGCTCTTGGAAGGCCATGAGCATATGTTCTCGTACGTTGCTTAAGACCTGCGGCTGGAACTGTTGCATCGGTTTAGAGGCCCCTTGGTCGGGGTCCGAAAGCCAAGCCTGCTTGAAGAGGATGTGGGCCTGATGGTCCTGACCGGGGAAGGCCTTGATCGGCTTGCCGTCCAGCATCGCCTTGAGGTCACTGAGGGGGTCAAGGGGTTTGGCTTCCTCATTGGGCAGGAAGATAGCGTCCTCGTCCTCCTGAGGGTCCAGTTCAATCATGTAACCCTTGAGGAGATAGGGGAAGTTGACGGCCAGTTCCGGGGCAATACCTTTGGCTTGGATAGCCGCATCCAGTTTTGCGTTGGCTAGAGCAATGCGGTGGGCCTGACTAGAGACGTTGGGGTCCGACACAGGGCACACATCAACGGTCTTGGGGTCGTAGTCCTCACGGTAGACGATACCCCCATCTTTGTCGGACTTGATGTCAAAGGGATAGGCCTCGTCTTCGTCCATGAACTGGTAGTTAAGACGGGCAATGATCTTGAGTTCCTTGGACTGGGCCTTGTGGAACCTCTTGTAGATAGCTGCGTACATCTTACCAGCCGCCTCTAGGAGCGCCATGGTCGTCCCTACAGGGCCGTAATTGGTTGAACCTTGCAACACTTGGTCCGTGGCGTTGGCAAACTCTGTGCCCCGCCCGTCGAGGTATTGAAGCATAGCCTGAACCACGGGACTGGGGTCTTTGAACTGGTGGGGCAGAAGCACATCACGAATGGACTGATCCGGCCCAATGCCGTCCACATCCCTGAACTCGCCCATCTGGAACGCATCGGTTGGGCCTGTGATACGTGGCCCCTTCTTCTTGAACCCACCTTGAAGGTTTGCAAACTGGCCTGCGTCCACAAGAGAGCGGAGCAGAGAGGTCATAACCAACTGCCAGTTCCCTAGGATGTGGATAAGACCAAAGTCGTAGAAACCAAAAGAGGGGATGTAACCGTACTTCGTGAAATACTCTTCCCGTTTCTTTTCATAGGCATCGTCCTCTGCCCACCCACGGCGGATAGAGAGGACTTTGCTTGAATTGGCATCTACCGTGATGATGAACGGAATCTTGCGGCCAAAGTCATCTTTGAGTTCAGGAATGTCCTTGAAGTCGTAATAGCAATAATGTTCGTAAAGGACAAACCCTTCCGAGGTCTGGCCTGAGGACACACCAATGATATCTTCAAATTCCTTGGCAAAAGCCCCTAGGTCAATGGGGGAGGGGACCATGGCACCTGCATCCCCCATCCCCTCTCCTGAGTTACCACTATAGGCAGGGCTATCTTGGTCATCTTTGTCAAGGACAGGGTATTCCTTGTAGAACCCAAACTCCATCCGGTTCTTTAAGGTCCGTTCTGAGATAGGATCAATGTAGGTGTACCTTTCGGCATTCTCCAAGTCCGTAGCATTGTTGGACACAACGAACTGATGGACGGGAACAAAGACATCCACGGGACGCCTCTTGTCGGGATCAAACCAAGTCTTCTTGAACCCTGAACCAAAGATAGCCGTGAAGAGGAAGTTCTTTTCTGAGTCCGAGTAGAACTCCGTCATTTGTTCGGTAAGTTGGTAGTTAAGGTGTTGCTTGACCCTGCCTGCCCTCTTGACCTTCTCGTCTGTCTTGAGCCCCCATATACGCACCTGAGCGGGGCCATTGGCAGGAAGGAGTTCTGTGGACGCCTTGGACTGGAACTTGACAGCAGTCTCCAAGATAAGGGGATGGGTTGCTGTACAGTTACCCGAGGTAGCTGAGTTATCCACAGCCCCAAGGTTAAGCCCTAGGAGTTTAAGTCCCGTGATGGCGTGGTCCATCCAAGTCTTACGGGACATCTCGTCATCTTTGACATGCTCTACAATCCTCTTTCCCAGTTTGGTCAGGTCTTCATCAGAGAACAGGTGGGTCAGGTTCTCGTAGTGACCATCTACACCGTAAGGGGTAATATCGTTATCAGCCTCGTATTCGTCCTCCTCAAACTCCTCCTCGTCATCCCCCAGTTCCTCTAGGTCAAATTCCAGTTCTTCCTCAGGTGTATCATCTGTGGAGAAGGGGTTGTCGGGGGCGTATTGATTGGGGCGGGGATTCATGGGCATGGGAATTATTCTATACGTGTATCAACTTAAATTGTGCTACTAGCCATAGGACTCAGCCACCTAGGCGAGAGCCGAAAAGAGATGTTCCGAAAGAGAGACTAGCGATAGCGCCCTATGATTGTCTCTTGGGTATAGCGGTAGCACCTAGGTCTTTTTCCGAAAGAAGATGAATAAGGTTCCCGCAAAGAAGTGTGACCTAGATCACAGTCCTAGGGGACTAAATATTTACTAAGTTATTCACTGTTTATTAATTATCTTTAACCTAAGGGGTTGATTCCCTATTCCCTAGGTTTCAGATTCACTAGCGATAGCAGGTCTTGGGCTGGGCCTAGGAAGTCAGTTAGGAATGTTAATATAAACTAGGTATTCAATTTGGCCCTAGGCGGCTTCCACTAGAACAATCAGTTAACGTGTCGCGTGTAAGAGGGCGCGATCACGGCACAGCCACTGGAGCAACCTTGTCTTTGATTGTCCTAGCATAAATTTGACCAATCCGTGCTACATCTACCCCGGCCCAAGGGTATGAATTTAGGGTGGTGAACAGTGTTCACTTAGCCTAAGTCTTTGATAACTAACTGTAATATATTGTAACAATTTGTGATAATAGAGCCTTGACTAGAAGTAGCACGAGTTGGACTCGGGAGTCCAATTAAGCCCATTTCTTGACACCTAAGGCGCAGTCTTGTTGACAGATTTGAGATATTTGTAAACACGTCCTTGACACCCTTAGGGACTGTTCCCACGTATGCACCACAGCCCTTGCGCCCTTACCTGTGAATGGAGCCTAATATGGAAGCCGTGTACGACTTTATCAAAGAAACCGTTACAATTATCCTCACCCTAGTTGCCATGTTTGCCATAGCCTTGGTCATGCCTATCGTTGGCACAGCCATGTTCCTTTGGATGATGATAGCCTCGTGGATTCCGGGATCGACAGAGGGGTATCACAGGCGTCCGTACCGGCAAGCACGAGTGGATGCCCTTGCGTGGCTAGGACGGGGCTACAGCCTTCTCCTAGTCCTAGTTGTTCTTATCGTTATCTGGCCTAACTAAGACCTAAGGGACTCTGTAAGTTGACCCCAGATAGTTCCGGGCCTAGAGGGCTTGTACTCGTTCTCGTCCTCTTGCTCCGTCTCAGATACCCACTGATTAGAGGATACTTCAAAGGAATCCCGAAGGTAAAGAATGGCTTGGACCATACTGTCCATCAAGTCGTCATGGGGGTAGTTAGGAAAAGCAAGGCATTCATTAATCAATTCAACCGTAAAGTTCAATTTAGGAACGTGGACCCTGCCCGTGCCTAGGATGGGGGTCACGGAGTGGGCACGAGTGATCTTGTCCGTGGTGGGGTTGTATCCGTGTACCGGCCAGCCCCTTCTCAAGAGTTCCTGAATAACCATGATGCCTGAGGCCTTGTTTTCTACCACGAACACATCGGGATCGTAAACGTCCCGTATCTCCTCAATCTCAGTGAACAGGTCCATGAATGACCACCGTCCGTGCTTGGCATCGAGAAGGATCATGTGGTTGACGGTAATTTCCCGTCCAGCGTTGATACCGAACTTCACAGTCTCCCGTCTCTTGAACACACCCCACACAGTGAAAGCTGAGAAGTCTGCGCTTTGCTTCTCCGAAAAAGCAGGGTCAAGAGACACAATGATGAAATCAATAGGGTGGGGCGGCTCTGAGTGTTGCCACAACTTGAAGTGGGACTTCTTGAAGATGTTGCCTTCCTCAATTACCGGCCTTTGCTCATACAAAGCTGCCCAGTCTTCAGGCGAGGAGGACCGCTTGATTTCCTCGTACTCAGCAAGTTCCTTTGTCTCCGGCCAATAGATGGACCCCTCAGGAAGCCCTAGGAGTTCAGAGCCCTTCTGGTCCAGAATAGCGGGAATTGAAATAACCTTCCAAGGTCTGAGTGATCCCTTCAAAGGTTTGTCAAAGGTTCCGTCAAGGGTTTGCAAGTATCCAAGGAGGTCGGCTACGTGCCACCTCGTCCCGATCATCAACTCAGACCCTTGCTTCCAAAGGCGTGAGCGGTACATACCGACATAAGCCTTGCAAATCTTTTCCCGCTCGGTCTTGGACTTGGCTGCGTGGTCAGCCATCATGTCATCCCCGATAAGGATGTTTGCGCCACGGCCTGCAACCTTGCCATCTACACCGGCACAGAAGTATACACCCCCTTTGGTTGTCTCCCACCTCTTGGCAGACCGGCTGTCTTTCTTAAGCATGGTGCCGGGAAAGATTTGCTGATACTCATAAGTTGCGATCAAGTCACGGATAGGACGCCCTGACACGTCCTCAATAAGGGACTGGGTATGGGATACGTGAAGAATCTTCCAGTTAGGGTGCCGTCCGAAAACCCAAGCAATAAAACAGTTAGAAAGTTGAGTTTTCATAGAACGAGGAGGCATAGAAATTTGCTTTCTCTGTGCCCTTCCTTCCTCCATCCGAATGACAATATCCTGTAACTCCGCACAGAGGAGCCGGATGTGGGGACCGTCCTCGTAGTCCTGCCCTAGAATGAAGGGACTAAGGATTTGAACGAAAACATAGAAGTTGTTTACCGCCCTCTTGTTGTTGAGTTCCTGAATAATCTCCAAGGCCCTGCGCCTCTCGTCAAAGGACATGGTGGGCATGTTCAACTTCAGGTACTCAAGGGTGGATTGGTACTCAGATTCTAGGGCGTCAGTCTTCATTACAAATATTTAAGATTCCTACGGCTGGGCCTAGGGCTGCTCCCAAGGCTGCGCCCGTGTCCACTTGCGTTTGGTCCATAAGTGGCCCATAAGACCCCTTAATGGACTGTTTATGAACCATTACTAGTTAGGTTTAAGGTCCGTCAGGCCTGCAATCTTGATGTGCTTGTTCAACTCATCGTCTAGGGTAGAGATAGTTGCCTCGTTCACAACCGAACTCTCCTTGATGTCCCCGGCAATGTTGGCTGCCTTTCCGATCTTGTTCAGTTCACGTAGCTGGCCGTTCTCCATATCTGTCAACCCTTTGTTTCTCTTTGCGTCAAACAGGCCAATGGCGGTCCCAAGCATCTGTGAGGCCTCGTTTGCTTCCTTGTATTTGCCATCTGCCATGGCACCATTGAACGAATCCTTGAGCATCCCGATCACTTCATAGCGATCAATACCTTCTGCCTCCAATTTACGAAGGGTCATCAGAACAATGGCTTCCTTGATGTCATCCCGTTGCAGATATGTGTGGGCAATCTGCCTCAAGGAATCCCCCTTGGCTGTGGAGCCAGCCCGGATAGCCACCTCAGAAAGCGTGTCCCAGTCCTTCTTGACGTACTCCATCACAAACCGCTGTTGCATAGGGGTCATTCCTACAAGAATCTCCGCAAGACGGGTAGCCCTCTTCTTTTGCTCCTCATACTTCTTGGAGCGACGGTTGTTCATAGGCCCTTTGACCTTGGCCTCCGTCTCGTCCTCGGACTTGAACGTCTCGAACAGGGCTTGGACGTTAAGGCCCACGGCCTCAATCATGTCCTCGTCCGAGGGAAGGGGGATAGGGGTGTCATCTTGGGGTGGAAAGTTTACCTTTTTGGTCATGCCTAGGACTATACAGTTACCTATGTAGGTGGAGACAACTTCCTTAGGGGGTTGTTATGTAACTCTGCTTAAACAAGAAGGGACGTTATTTAAGAAAAGGGGGTGTGGCTTAAATAAGGGGAATGGACCCCCACCCCTTGTAATACGCACATATTTTTAGTATTTTTCTAAGGGGTCTAAAGAGAACCTAATACTGACCCCTCCCCTCCTCTTCTTTCCCCCTCCCCGGCCATATGGATCGGACCCCCACCCCTCCCCCGCCCTAGGCATATAGTCCCATGTGTTCATGGTATGTACCCATGATTGGGGGTCACTTGGGTATGGGCCTAGGGCCTATCGCCTCTGTGTGCCTGTCCTATGCTGTCCTTATATTCCTATCCTAGTGAACAGACAGTGAACGTGTGCTTTATGGGAATAGATACCTAAAATATATTTAGGATTATGTTCCTATAATTAATCCGTGTGCTGATCATTAGAGGTCAGAGGTCTTAGGTATATAGTCCGTATGCGGATGATTATATTCCTAGAGCCCTACTGTCAACTGGGCCGGGACGGAGTGTGAAGCCCTAGGCTTTAATACCTATATAAGGATGTCTTTATATGTAGAGAAGAGAGGGACAGGGGTATACCCCCCGGGGGTACCCTTGAACCTAAGCCCTTGATTTTATTACATAAGCCATACGCCCAAGGTATTAGCGTTTGCTAATATGCCTTTGTTATCAATGGGTTAGAGGGGGTGATACCCTTTTGACCCATGTAACCTATAGGTGACACTGTGATATCTGTCACAAAAACGCTAGACGCGAAAAGAAATACTTTGACCTATCTGCTAGGCTTGGGTATAGATTGCAAACAATCGTTGTGTTTGTGTCTTAACGGGAAAAGGATTAAGCGCCATGGAAATCAAGCCAAGCCAAGCTAACCTGTATTACGCTGCTGTGCGTAAAGCTTCTGAAGCTAACCAAACTATGCTGGAATTGCTCTATGGGCCGAATCCCATAACAGATGAAGAACTGGCTAAACTAATCGAGAAACGTCCGCACATTTATGGACGATTCGCTGGTTACATTGGAAAAAGAGGATAAGGCTTATGTGTGACTGTCAAGCCGCCGCACTACTAAAAGAAATATCTAATAAAACGCCTTGGTTTCAAAGAGACTCTAATCTATGGGACCGAATTACTGAATTTCTGATCAAGTCACCGAACAAGTGTGTTTGTGGCCGTGACACACGCACTGAACAAGTTGAAACTGTGGACAACGATTGACTCTTGGTTAGGGCTAGCCTAAACCCTTTGTAATCACTAAGAAAGAACCGGACATGGCGCTAACAATCGTTTCTCGTTTCGATACATCAAAGGTTCTTCGGACACATCCTGACCCAAAGGCTACTGACTTTGCTGGGGCCGATCTGTCTGGGACCTATCTGTCTGGGGCCGATCTGTCTGGGGCCTATCTGTCTAGGGCCGATCTGTCTGGGGCCGATCTGTCTAGGGCCGATCTGTCTGGGGCCGATCTGTCTGGGGCCTATCTGTCTGGGGCCTTCATCCTTGACAAAAAGGGCTGTAAAACATCCTTGATCCGCCTTATCACCCAGATTGACAGACAGAACGGGGGATACCGTTTCCACGCCTTCAAGACCGAAGACAAGGGCCTTATCATCAAGGCAGGGTGTCGGACGTTCAACAGCACCGACGCTTACAGGGTGCATGTAGAGCAGGAATACCCCGGCACGCCTAAGGCAAAGGAAACTCTTGCTATCCTTGCTTTCATCGACACTCTGGCAACCTTGGAGGCCTAACCCATGGCACGCTTTGAATTGACTGGCTCTGGTATCAGCGATGCGACTCACAAGCCCGAAACCTTGCTTGAGACTGCCAAGCGCCTTGGCTTGCGTAACCCCCGGCTCGCCTATCATATGGGCTGGTCGAATCAGCCGATGACGGTTAGATTCAGTGCGCCTAACTGGGATACTGCGGACAAGCAGGCCGAAAAAGTTAGGGCCGCGTTTTACCCTGAGTGCATGGAGGGCCGCTTGTGCCCGATGATTCGCGCCTATCCTGCCCACAAACTAACATAGGAATAACCCGTCACATGCTGGAACGTAACACCACGCCCGAAACACCCGCCCCAAGCCACTTGGAATCTCTGGAATCCTATATGGACTTAGGCCCAAGGTTTCGCTATATGAGCCGCCTTGACGTGTTCTTGTTTGAGACTGGTGTATCCTTGGGCGATGGCCGGTCCCTTACCCTGTCCCGCTCCACCTCTAACCTTTGGGAGTGACCTCTATGTCGTGTTTCGGTGAATACAGCGAATTGCGCTATCTTGTGCAGTGTAAGTGGAACAATGATCGTTATTGGGAAACGATTGCGGCGTTCAATGTTGACAGTGTGGCAAAAGATTACGCTAACGAGGCTCGCAACGTCATGGGTAAACACATAGAATATCGCTGCATGTATCGCACCACTGACGGAACCCTTGAACCTTTGGAGTAACCTGACATGTCTGTCACACTCAATCGCTATGCCGGTATTCCGGTCTATTGCGCCGATGATGCCCACAAGCTGAACGAGGGCGCTGGCCGTCATTGGTTCAAACCTGAAGCCATGCGTTTCTTTTCGTCCCGTGTCTCGGATAGGTTCTATCTGGATAACGTAAGGCGTTGCTCTTATTTCGTGACAAGCGAACGCTATGAGGGCATACGGAATAAGGGTCCGCGCCTTTACTCCGTCCGGGCTATCTTTTGGGACACTGGCGAGGTAAGCACCATCGGAGACTTTCAGGCGTACAGGACAAGCGCCAGCGCACACAAGGCGGCAAAGAAACTAGAGAACCTTACACAAGGAGCGGCTTAGACATGCCCGCAAAAATTCTTGACGTAACAGGGTGGAACCTAGAGAATCTTGGAGGTTATTGGCGTTATGTCAGCCACTCTGACCGCCTTGTCACCTCCGGCTATATGGACAAAGAAACTTGTCTGCGTAACAAAAACGGTTATAGAGACGACGCAGGCACCCGAGAACTTATGTCTAAGCGTTACCAAGAGTTTTACCCTTAGGTTTCGGTTAGCCAAGGGGAACATCACCCTTGGCCTTCCCAAGCCTAGGTGCGCTAGTGAGTAGCGATAGCCTAGTTTCTTGGTGTTTCTCTAAGCAAGAGAGGTTTATAGACATGCCTACCATCACTGACATGCGCTCTGATGCCCGCGATAATGGATTCCTGAACGCCAACGCTTGGGCCGATTCCATCCTTGAGATGGTCGCAGCCTTGGACGCGGCTACGGAAGCCGACGCCGATGGCGCTATGGACGAGGCGCGGGATCGTATTACGGAATCCGTCCTGAGCGTTGAGGTCCGCACAAGCTGGCACGCTGTAGGGGCCGACGATATCAAGCCCACCCATTACCGCATCTTGCTAACCTTCGGTGGTCCCTCTCTCCAACTAACCGGGGAACTTAACGAGCACGGAGAGCCTGAGACGGCCCGGCTTGAGTTCCAAGATTGGGAAACGCCTTGGACCGAGTACCGGGGCCACGAGAATCACGAGGGCTTTAATGACGCCCTTCTCGCCTTCGCCTCTTGCTTTTACTTCGGAGAATAGCTCTATGGCATATCCTAAGCACATCATGACAACCTATCGGGCTTCCTACTGGCAACTGGGGCCGGAGCGGTTCAACGCCTTTCCGCGTGACACAACCCTTGAGCAAGCCAAGGAATTGAACAAGGGCGGGGGTTACGCTTATGTTGAATCAATCATGAAGTTGAAGGGCGACAACCCCGCCTTTCCGCACATCCCACCTATTTTTGGCTAGCACCATGATTTACGTTTGGAAGTCAAAGGCTCTTGCTAACTACGCAAGCGGCACTCTTGCAGCCATAGGAACTACCCTAGAGGGTGCTAAAGAGGAGGTCCGCAAGGCTTTCAAGGGTTGGATTGCCTTTGAAAAACACTGGCTAGACCCTAGCGACCCTTGCGACAAGGCGGAACTTGACGCCCTGTGGGAGAAGTTGGAACGAGACCTAGCTAAAGAGCCTACCTTGACCCGAGCCCTAGCAATCAACGGGAGCGAATAAATTATGCCGCGTTTCAGCCAGCCTAGGGCCTTAGGCGGATCGCACCTTGACACACGCCACGGCGGGTACAGGTACGTCACCATAGGCGCTTTCACGTTCGAGGCTTGCGAGGTTGTCAGCCTTGTTCTCGCTTCTCTAACCCCTCTTGACAAGCCGGGGCGGGAGCGCATTGATATGGAGCATGGGGAAACCCTTGCTAAGCCTTGCCGCCGCCTTGCCCCTCTCTTGGAGATTTAACGATGCTTAAGAAAATCTATTGGTTCGCTTTGGGCGCTTGGGAATTCCGCACTTCTGTGACAACTTCTCCCCCAGATAACGATGATGGAACGTTGCTTGATTACTATGACTGGGGACGGGAGTACACACACCGGATAACATTTAGACAATGGGACGGAGGTTAATACCATGTTTCCTGACCTTCCCACGACTAACGCTTGCGTCTGGTGGCAGAATAGCACCCTTAAATGGTGCATGGCCCTTGCTAGTGCCAATTCTTGGACCGAGGTCTCATGTTTTCACTCTGACAAAGCTGACGCCCAGTCTTACGCCCTAGACGTTTATGAGCAGGTCTGTTTCTTTGATGGACCGCCCGATGACCTTCCTATGGATTACTGGGATTAACAAACATGCTAACAATTCTCACTTTCATTGTTCCTCTAGCCGGGGCGCTATGTCTTGGCTGGCTGTTCGCCCGAGGCAAGACTTGGGGTTACACGTATAAGCAAGTCTGGGACGATACAAGTCAGATTTGGATTGAACACGTAGTCGAGCCTGACTGATGCTTGACACCCTCTTTGACCTAGCGTCTAGGCGTCCCCAAGTCTTCCGGGCTAGGGTTGCTGCGTGCCTAGTGGACAAGCGAGGGCGGGTTATCTCTGTCGGATTCAACTCCCATAAGACCCATCCCCTTGCTAAGAGGTTCAAGCCCCTGAGTGGACACCTTCACGCGGAGATGGACGCCATACTTAAGGCAAGGCGAGAGGGGTTCGATGATTGGTCCCGTGCTACCTTGTACGTTGCTAGGGCGCGCAAGGTAGGGGTTAGTGGCCCATTTGCAATGGCCCTAGCTAAACCTTGCCCCGGATGCCGGGACATGCTAAAAGTTTTTGGGATAACCCGAGTCATACATACCTAAGAGGTACTAAACATGACAAACACAACGATTCCTTGGGTTCAATGGGCCGCTAGGGCTTGGGGTGACAACTGGCACCTAGGCCGCAAGACCGAGAAATCCATCCGCCGCTTGTCTAGGTGGGATGCCTCTAGCCAGACTTACAAGCCCCCGCGCTTTGTGGCCAAAGACGAATACTACCTTGAACGTGACAGGTGGTGGTCGTACCGCGTTGACCTGCTTGAGAACGCACTAGCAAGGGCAAAGATAACTGAAGCGGATGATTACCAATTTGAGATTGACAATCTGAAGGAAGAGGTCACAGACCTAGAGAATCAGATTAAACTCCTTGAGAAGGACAAGGAACACCTAGAGGAACTTGTGGACGAGAAGCAAAAGGAAACTGACCCCATGCTTGTCCACGTCAAGTCCCTTCTCTATCAGAACAACGTGTCTGAAGCCCTTATCTATTTGGAGCGTGGATCACTGTGACTAAGAAAAAACACGAACTGACCCCCGAACATGAAGCCCAGTTGAAACCTTGGGCGGAGCGATAGCGATGCCTTACTCGGATGACTACACAAGCAAGGGCGCTCCCGATTCGGGGGCGCATTCCTTTGACCTGCCCTTTGACCACCCCTTTGCCGGGTATTCCGAAAGAAAATTGTGTAAGATAGCCACGGCCCTAACCCTTGTGCGTGCCGTGGTAATTCAGATGGCCAGCGCAAGCCGGGGCGTGCCCGTAAGTGACATAAGGGAACACCTTGAGGGTTACGCCTCCGAACTGAAGGACTATCTAGACACCCTAGAAGCTCGCCTCAGAGAGGCCTTTGAATCCTTTGGAGATTGATAACGATGGACCTGCAAGACCTGTTGAAGATTACCCACACCCCGGACCTCACCCCTGAGGGCGACGATAGCCCTATGTCAGAACCCCCAAAGCGTTGGCGGAATAAGTGGAAAGCCTTGGGTCCGTACATTCTCAATGGTCTCCACCGAGAAGCCGGGGAAGTATTTTGGGGGGTATTAATTCACCCATCGAAAGAGGTTGCCGAAGCATACGGTAACGAAGACAAATTTGACGATTCTGAATACCTCGGAGCTTTCCCAGTAGAAGACTGAGGATTTTAGCGACTAATTCTTAAGTGCAAAAGTCTACAGGGGCTTATACCCTAAGGGCTTTTCCCCTTAACGTAACCGTAAAGTAACGGATTGTTGCAATCTTGACTTAATCCACCGATTTTTCCTTGGTGTCTCAGTTCTGCCTCTTGAAACGCCTTTTCACAATCCCTACCTCCCTATCCTAGGGATTCGAATCCAAGAGGATGTACATGATTGGCCCTAGGATATGTCCTTGAGTTAATTAAAAATAACCTTTGATATTAATAAATTAGCCTAGGGCGGCTAAGGCAGCCTAGGGATTCACCCCTAGGGGTACTATAGGGACCATTCTATTTTTCTTTTTTCGGAAACCTTTGATGACCCCTTGACTGCACCCGCAGATTGCGCCTAAGTTACCAAGGTAGGTTTCTGCGGATTGGTTCTAATTTAACCCGGTGCCTTAACCGCCCCGCTGAAGGAGAAGAGAGGATGAGCATCGAAGACAAAGCGGTCGAAATCATCAGCCAGCTTCAGGCGCTGGGACCGCAGGTCACTGACCTCGCTCTGACTACGGCGCGGATCGGCGCGCTCGACGGGGCGCTGAACATGCTCCACAAGCTCGCCCTTGATCACCGCGCCCGCGCAGCCCTCGCAGGTGCGCCATGAGCGGGGATTTCACAGAGCGCGACCTGTCCGTTATGCGCGCCTTGCGCGGCTTGCGGAACAGCATGGGAAGCGCCCAGCAGATCGCGGCAGCAATGGGGCTTCGCCCGTCGCGGAAGCACATTCTGCCGGTCACGAAAACTTTGCGCTCCATCAATCGGCGCTTTCCCAGTTCGCCCCCAGACCCGCATCACGACCAAGGCAAATTCATCGCCCGCCTGCCGCCGCGCGACCAATGGGATAGCGCCACATGGTGCATCGGAACTCGCGCCGATTATATTTTGAAAGCCTGAACCCCATGACCGCTGACACAAGCAAATCACTTGATTTGCACGCGCACCCAACGGGTGCTTCCCCCGCCGCGAGCGCAGAACTGACGAAGGCGCTCAAAACCCTCGACCTGTTTTGGGACGATTGGACGGAGAAAAAAGACATTCACGATGCCATGCTTGTCCTCGCCGCCCACGTCGCCACGCTCACGAGCAAATCAGCCGATTTGCAAGCACGTCTGCAAGACGTTTCCGCGAAGCTGGAAGCCGAGCGGGCGGCATGGGCGAAAGACAAAGCCTTCTACGCGCAGGCCACATTCAAGGTTCAGGACTACGCCCGCGAATTGGAAGCCGCCCGCGATGCTGCGGTGGCGGAAGCGAAGGCGTTGAGGGAGGTGATTGCGCGTGTCGAATGGGGCGGCCTGACGCAGACGGGATATGACGGCGACGTGACCTCATGCTGCCCTGACCCGGCCTGCAATGCCCTCATCAACACCGAACACTCGACCGATTGCGCCATCCGCGCCACGCTCGCCCAGCCCGCCGACACACCTCTCTCCGAGAGTGTTAGCGAACCTTGTTCGCGTGGGGGGAAGTGATGGCGAAGTCTATTTGCTTTGGCTGCCGCTTCGCTGTGTGGGATCGCACGCCATCCGGTCGGCTGTCGCCTATGGGGCAAGGGCGTTGCACATGGGTTCCGCCCAAGCCCTCCCCGATGCCCTTTTGGGGGCAAGACCCTATTCGCACGATGAACAGGATCATTGAGAAGCAGGAGCGCTTCGGCGGCCATTTCATCGACCGCAACCTGGGGCATCACGGCGGCACTTGGGGAACGGAATGTGATGTTCGCGAGGCCGCCCCATGACCCACCTCGACCTTGCCCGCGTGGAAGAGCGCGAGACGGAGACCAAAGACATGCGCCGATATGATCTCGTTATCATTGACGAAGCGCGGTGGAACCTCTCGTGGTTTCTGGTTCGCATGAACATGGTCGGCCGCCGCGCGCAAGCCTTTTTGAACGGTAAGGAGAACTTTTGTGATTACGCTTGAAGAAGCTGAATCCATTCAAGGGACTGCTACCCACGACTGGGTTATTGAACGCAGGAACAAGGACGGAACCTCTGACTTCGAGTTCAAGTATGCTATCTCGGAGGACATGGCCCGTGACTATGCCCAAGCCCTTCTTGGGTCCAGTGCTGCTATTGACTTTGTGCTAGTGTTCAAATATCACGGGAAGGTAAGCCGTGTTGAAACAGTTAAGTGGGAGTAAGGAACTAAGTGCAGTACAATCGACCTTTGAATCTAACCGGCATGTCGCAGAAGGAACGTAAGGCGTATTCCCTGTGGCTTCTGAGCGAAGAACAGAACTTGAGGCGTGCCCGCAACCCCACGAGAAAAGAGGAAGCCCTTAAGTACCACAACGCGCTTAATCGGCTCTGTAATAATCTTCTCAAGCAGAAGGATTAACCCGCATGATCGTTAATAAGAACCTTGAGTATGATCCTTACGTTGAAGCCCTGCACGAACACATCGAACACCTAGAGAGCGAGGTCAGTACGTATCACTGGACAACGGTGGGTATGTGTCTTGTGAATATCATTCTGGTTGGGATTCTTCTCTATGTCCTCTCCCTCTAAGGAGGAGTGCATCGAGTTCCTTGAAAGTTGGAAGCACGCTTGGACCCTTGGGGCTAACATGGCTTCCTCTGAGCGTGGCAAGGCGTGGCACTTGGACAGGCTTACATACTTAGATGCTATCTTGGAGTTGATTAATCGTGAAGGCTAAGGTAATCCCCCATGGTAACGCCATCGAGTACCACATCCCTTGTCCTCACTGTGATTCCTCGGACGCAGTAACTAAGTATCTACACACCGTTAAACAATCCCTGTATAATAAGTGCTTTAGCTGCGGGAAGATTTGGGATGATCCTGAGGATAATGATACAATCGTTGACCTCCAACGTAAAAGAGAATACAAGACCTCTATGACAAGTAATCAAGCACCTGTAAGTATGCCTGATGAGTTTACCCCCGGTGATGACCACTGGGGCCGAGGGCTTACCGAAGAAACATTCAACGCCTTTGGGGTAACGTGTTCCGAGGACGGGACAAATCTCTACTTTCCCCACCATGATTACAACGGGAACTTAGTCGGGTATAAGCAAAAGACTTCGGACAAGAAGTTCTACTGGCACGGGGACAGCCGCAGGGCTGGTCTCTTTGGCAATGTCCTCTTTAATAATACCGGCACATCCAAGCGGGCAATCACTGTCACCGAGGGACAGGAAGATGCCATGGCTGTGTACCAGATGTTCGGGTCCAAGTACGCCGCTGTGTCAATTGTGTCTGGGGCAGAGTCAGCTAAGAACCTGACCCCTGAGGACATCAAGTTCCTTTCCTCCTTTGAAGAGGTGGTTATCTGCTTTGACAACGATGAGCCGGGGCGAAAGGGCGCGAAAGCGTTGGCTAAGTCCTTTGGAACAGGTGTCAAGGTATCTATCCTAGACCTCGCTCTCAAGGACGCCAACGAATACCTCAAGGCTGGAAAAGAGGATGAGTTCCGAAGGGCGTGGTATAACAACAAGAAGCCCTATCGCCCTGACGGTCTTGTCTATTCGTCTGAGACACAAAGGTTCATTACCGAACACGATCCAAAGCCCGTTGCATATTGGCCTTACGCGGGCCTGAACGAACTTCTTTGGGGCATCTATACCCCCGGTCTCTACGTCATCACGGCTGGCTCGGGCGTCGGTAAGACACAGATTGTTAAAGACCTCAAGTACCACCTGTTCAATACGACATCTGACAAGCTAGGGGAAATCTACCTAGAAGAATCAGTCAAGCAGTCTATCTATCAGTTGATGGCTATTGACCTTCAGAAGAACATTAACAACCCCCAAATCTTTGACGAGACAGACAAGCAAGACCTGTTCAAGTCTTGGAAGCGTCTGTTCAGCGATGATCGTTGGATGTTCTGGGATCACTTTGGTTCCTCCTCCCTTGACTCGGTGTGCGAACAGGTCAGGTATCTTGCCGTGAATTTTGGGGCGAAATATATTACCTTGGATCACGTCTCGATTATCGTATCTAGCCAAGAGAACGGGGATGAGCGCAAAGCCCTAGACGAGATTATGACACGGCTTCGCCAACTGTGTGAGGAACTGGACCTTGCTATCTTTCTTATCTCACACCTCAAACGTCCTAACGGTTCTGATAGTCACGAGGAGGGTGGTGTCACGAGCCTCAGCCAACTCCGTGGCTCCGCAGGTATCGGGCAACTCGCTGACGTGGTGATTGGCCTAGAGCGTAATGGTCAGCACGATGACCCTTTCATGCGTAACGTAGTGACTGTCCGTGTACTGAAGAGTCGCAAGACGGGTAGAACTGGGCCTGCATGTTACCTGCTGTACGACAATGATAAGGCCAGCTTCACGGAGATTGACAAGAGCCGTATAGAGGAGCATATCGAGGAACTGAAGACTAACCGCTACCGTAAAGAGGTTGAAGAAACCCCTGTCATGGATAGTCTACTAGGAAAATAACTTTTGGAACCTGTTGGTAAAACTCTAAACATTAAAGGAAAGAGGTACGGAAAACTCACTGTATTAGAACTTATCGGTACAGGTAGTAAAAAGGGTACGCGATGGTTGTGTCTCTGTGATTGTGGGAAAGAGCGTGTTGTCCGTGTAGATTCATTACGTAACAACCGTACAAGAAGCTGTGGATGTCTCAAAAAACAGCCAGTACCTCGTGTTTATATTGAAGGTACAAAAATTCTTGACCACAGAAATACATCTTGCGGGATGTATATAAAAGTTATTGAGGTCGAATCATACGAAAAACCTTACACGTGGAGGTGTTTATGCGTTTGCGGAAAAGAGATAATCAAGACACATCGGTCACTATCGTACCCGTACACCAACCCTTCTTGTGGTTGTAAAAATCTAACGAAACAGCCAGACTGGCATTGCAGTGTATTCACGCACGAAGAACTCCTGTATAAAAATTACAAAAAGAATGCCGAGGCAAAGAAGATAAATTTTGCTATATCTCTTGAAGATTTTACCAAGACTATCTCTAAAACCTGTTCTTACTGTGGATGTGCACCAAGTACTTACTTCAACCCTAGACGAATTAAAGCAGATACACTGGTTTACAACGGAGTAGACAGAATAGATAGCACAAAGGGTTACAGTGTTGACAACATTACTCCGTGTTGTAAAGTTTGCAATTACATGAAGTTACGGCACACAAAGGATTTTTTCTTAGATCATGTCCGCAAAATTTACACTCATCAAAACCTTGGAAGGTCTGGACCTAGAGAACACTAGATACGTGTTTGACACAGAAACTAACGGCTTGGACCCCGATATTTTTTGGTGTGCTTCGTTCCTAAATTTTGATAGACCAGATGAATGTTGGTCTCTGACACCTGAAACGATTCACTTACTGCCTGAAGTTTGCCTACGAGCTAAGATGCTTGTAGGGCATAACGCTATTAACTACGATATTCGCTACATCGAGAAAGTTTTTAATATCACAGTCGATAGAAGTAAGGTAAAAGATACTCTTGTGCTATCTCGTCTAGCGAATAGTGCTCGTGAGATTCCAGCCGGGGCTAAATCAGCGCACTCGGTGGAGGCGTGGGCTTTGCGCTTTGGGCAAAAGAAAAAAAGCCACGAGGATTGGTCGAAATTTTCAAAAGAAATGCTTGAACGTAACCAACTGGATACTTACCAAGGTTATCTGATTCTTAAGGCTGTCCTTAAAGAACTCAAAGGGTTTAGCGCCGAGAGTATTGCCTGTGAGACCGAACTCTCGTGGCTCTTGGCTGATATGCACAAGGAGGGTTTCTACCTAGACCAAGAAAAAGCCATGGCTCTCTACGTGGAAACCAAGTCCAAGGCAGACAGAATCCAACGGGACATTCGCAAAGTCTTTCCCCCTAAGTCTTATCTTCTTCGGGAGGTAGACCCTAAGCCGACTAAGGGCGGTGGCTTTAGCCGTGCTCAGACGAAGTGCATCTCGGAGACGGACCCTAACCTAGTAGGAGGCCCCTTTTCCCTTATCGAGTTCCGGGAGTTCAATCTGGACAGCCCGACACAAAGGGTTGAAAGACTCACTCAGGCCGGGTGGGTGCCTCGCCAGTTCACAGACGCGGGTAATCCTAAGTTTGACGCCTCGGATTTGACAAAGGAAGACCTAGACGCCATGCCTGATGAGGTCAGGCTTCTTGGGACGTACCTCATGCTTCGGTCACGGGAGAGGACCACAAGCCAGTGGCTGGACCTTGTTGACAGTAACTCCTACGTACACGGACAGATCAATGCAACGGGTAGTTGGTCCGGAAGAATGAACCACCGGAACCCTAACACTGCCAATGTTCCTTCCGCTTTGTTCACGGATGAAGGTGAGCCAATTACAGGTGAAGATGGGGCTTACGGCTATGAGATGCGTTCATGCTGGTCTGTCGATAAACGTATCCCTAATCAGGTCATGGTTGGGGCCGATCTTACAGCTATCCAATTACGCGGGTTCGCCCATTACACAGGGGATAAAGACTACATTTCTCTTGTGTCGGACCCTTCCGTGGACATGCACAACGTTCATGCCGAATACCTCGGTGGCGTGAAGCGTAGTGGTGCCAAGCGGTGGCTCTATGCTTTTCTTCTAGGGGCAGGCAACCCTAAACTAGGGACACTCCTCGGGGGTGATGCCCAGATGGGTGAAGACGCAGCTAGGCTGTTCATGGAGAAGGTTCCGGGGGTGGCTACCTTGAAGCAGACTCTGATCCCACGGTGGGCTAAGCAAGGTTATCTTGTGGCCCTAGATGGCAGACGTATTCCAGTGATGAGTAAACATCTAGCACTTGCTGGGGCCTTGCAATCTTTTGAGAAGTGTGTCATTGCTCATGCTACGGTAGACCTTGTAAAGACTGCACTTCCCTTCAACATCCGTGCAATTGTTCACGACGAATTGGTGATGACAGCAGACAAGTCTGTAGCAGAAGAAGTGGGCATGGCCTTTGTAAAGTCAGTGAAAGAGACAGGGATGCGGTTTAATTCTCTGTGCCCCTTGACAGCCAACTTTGCAGTAGGTATGTCTTGGGCGGATGTACATTGATACATTCAAACCTACTTGATAGTCAGAAGGAGAACTGGTAACATGGCTGTAACAAACAATGTGTATTACAAGCGTCTGAACAAATGGGCTGATGCCCTTGTGTCCCGTAAGTACAAGCAAGGTATGGACGAACTTCGTACTAGTGCCGGTACGTTCTGTTGTCTCGGTGTTGCCTGTGACATCTCTAAGAGAGGTAAGTGGGTTACTGATGTGACTTATGCGGCTCCTGCTCGTTCCCGCAATGGCGCACCCCCTATGTCTGTCCGTAATTACTTTGGCTTTAAGGAGAAGTACGGAACAGACATTGTGAAAACGGTTAAGGAGGGTTCTAAAGTGTATATTCCATCGGATTCTCTTGCCAATCTGAACGATCTTCACAACTTCACATTCTCAAAGATTGCCAAGATCATCCGCAAGTACGCCGAAATTAAGTATGGACCCAAGAATCTAAAGAAAACAAAGGGTTAACTAGGGCTTGCTTTTAGGATTAAAGTCCATTACAATGAGAGAAGGGCAATGAAGCCCATATTTAAGGAGTGAGTAAGTAAGACATGAGTGACAACAATAATGCATGGGCGCGCATCGAGTTGACCGGCAACGCCTATTTTATGTTTAATCACAAGCCCCGGCCTGCTGACACGATGTTCAACAAGCCTCCGATGTTTACCACGGAACTTGAACTGACTGCGGATTCCACCCTGAACGTCTGGGGTGAACGGACCACGTACAAGGGTCTTA